TCATTATACATCAAAATTTAGCGTATATGGATTAGATGAATATAATAATAAGATTATTTCATTTAATTATAGTCATGCTTTTCCAACAGCTTTATCTGAAATAAATTTTTCTAGTCAAGACCCCAGTGAAATATCTTCAACGGTTACATTTGTTTTTAATCAACTTGAAATTGATTTAATATCTAATGTTAACAAAGTAAACTGTTAATATGAGTGCATCTGTAAAGTTAGGAACAGTTCAGCAGTATAAAGAGCAATATCATTATTTTGAAGTATTGATGTATAATCAAATAACTGGTGAAAAACCTTTCAATGTTCCTTTTTTTCTTATTGATGAATTACAAATAAATGAATCTCTTCATAATTGGATCACAAGTGGACATTTAATTTTAAATACTGATTTTGAAATGATCAATAGAGGTGCCTTACCGGTGGCAAACTTAAAAGCGCAAACACCTCAGATAAAAGCACCATATATAGATAGGACTGATGGTAGAAATAGATTGAGTGTAAGATTATATCCCATAAATCCAAATGAAACAAAGGATTCTAAAAATCTTTCAAAGGATGTTTGGGAGATGTGTTTTGATTTTGTTATTACTGATATTGAGGATTTAGATTCTGATAATAATCAAAAAAAACAAAGAAAATATAAATTTGTAGATGAAAGATTTCAAATTTTTTATGAAAAAAACATTGAATTTTCAACAACAAATATGGCTGCTAAAAAGTTGAGTAAAAAGCCAAATGAACTTACTGTTGCTGAAACTGAATTAAATCCAAATGAAATTTTGAAAGCTATAATATCAGAAGCAGCGATTGATCAAAAAACTAAACAAAAAATTAAAATAGGATTTGATGAAAATGGTAGTATTGATAAACCAACTGTTGATCTAGATACTTTTGATGATGAAGATTGGGATGTGGGTGATCCTAATAATAAAATGTTTTATGCATCACCTGCAAATTCAAATGTATTAGATGATATTTTTTATGTATTATCAAGATGTTCTGATAAAGATGGGTTTCCCGTAATATTAGATTTTGGTAGAAACACTAAAGATAAAAAATGGCATCTTAAATCACTTAAAAATTATTTTGACAATGCTACACCTTCTCAAATTGAGTGGATGCATATAGAAGATGGTTATAGTCCCGATAATTCAACTCCTTATATTCCAAGAGCAGATACTAGTTCTGGTGATAATCAGGATAGAAATTTTTCATCTTTAATAGCATCTAGAATAAACAATTACAAATATAGTCCAATGGTTGCATTAGATGATAATAGAATAAAAACGAAACCTTTACATTATTTTGATTTTGATACTGGTACATATCACATTAAAAGAGAAAAAAATAGTGTTAAAGAACTCATGAAAATGTTAAAAAAACTTTGTGAAAATTTATATTCTTTTAAGAATGGTAGTGGTGCTCAACCTCTATTAAACTTGAACCAAACTAAAATATCTAGTCAAATGATTGAAAATCAAAGAAGTACAAGTGGTAAACATATACCCAAAAATGAACCTTTGATGAAAATGATTTTAGACTTTGTATTTTTGAATCAATCTCTAACATTTGAATCTTTGGGTCTTTCTATGAGAAGTCCCGGTAAATTCATTTATGTTGATAGATTAGCTACATCTGAAAAAAACCCATTCGATGATCGTTTTATTGGCCCTTGGCTGATTGTTAAAATAACACATTTGTTTACACAGGCTACATACATGAATCATGTTAATGCTGTAAAGGTTGATACATTTTCAAAATTATGGCCTGAGGAGGATGAAACAACATGAGTAACAATGATTACATAAAAAAAGCAATACAAGATAATAAAGCAAGAAAACTTGCTAATTCAAATAACCCACATCAACAAATGCCAACGGTTAAGGAAATGGCATCTAATCTAGGAAAAGATGTTGTTAATAACGTTCAGAGTTTGTTAGCGGGTAATCCTTTAAAAGCGGAAGATGAAATTGGAAAAAAAAGAAAAGAAATATGTCAAGGGTGTGATGCTTATAATAAAGCACAGGATAGATGTACCAAATGCGGTTGCTACATGGCAGTTAAAGCTTATCTTAAAGCTTCTAGATGTCCTATTGGCAAGTGGTAGCTGAATATATCATTGGTATATAATACTCATCAATAATCCATTCCGCATGTTTATTAATTTCTTTTAAATCTTCTGGATCATTTTCATCTAATGAACCCCAAGAAACATTAAAATCTGCCATGTTATGAATTATTTTATTGTTTACTTTTTCTGTATCATTAGCGTCATAAATACCTACTCTTTCTACAAAAACAAGAAGTCCGTTTACTTCATTTTTTAGCCAATAGACTTCATCGTTTGGATATTCTACATAACGAATATCTGGTAATATATTGACACAATCTAATTTAGGTTCAAATCGATCAATAAAATATCTACCTTGGGTTTTTGCCCTTTGCATTTTACCATATTCTACAAGAAGTGGACGCATAAACTCTTTTTCTTCTGTAATCTCTGTAAAAGCATCTAACTCAAAATTGTCCATTAAAACATCAAATAGATCTGATTTTACTGCATCTCCAGCTATGGATTTACGGACAGCTTTCATGTTTATTCTGTTAAAATGACGTATTAATGCACGACATAATGTATCTTTTCCTGCTCTTGCAGCCCCTGATATACCGATAGGGGGGTATGAAAATTGATGTTTAGGCATAAATATATTATAGTATAATCTTTTAAAGATTCAATAAAAATATGGCAACAAATGCACCAGATATGGACGCTTCTATTGTGAATGGGTATGTGCCTACAGCACAAGTACCTATTCCTAGTAGTGTGACTATAAATTCAAATTTCTCAAATGAGATGCCTAAACAGGCTGTCGAATATATACCACAAGTGCCACCAGCACCCGTAACACCACCTGCACCTGAAGGTGTTACAGCATCTGATGCAACGGTAGGGTTTAGAGCATCACCAAAATTGGCTAGTGATGACAATCAACAAAAAGCAGTTGCAGATACTCCTGTTCCAGAAGCACCACCTTTGGAAGACCCAACCGCAAAAGCTTCAACAGTAAACCCAAATGAAAAGGCGCAACAGGCACAACAAGCAGCAAATGGAACCGCAGCTTCTAAGCTTTCACCTTATGAATATTTAAATCAAGCGCATAAAGTGACACCACAAGATATTCAAATGTTAGAAAAATCTACTAATTTAACATTATATCCTTATATCTTTGGTGGTGAACTTGCAAGAATTAAACATCAATTTTCTGAAATGAATATTAACAAGTATTATCTTCTATTAAATATGCTTGTTTACGGATTTGATAATAAAATTTTAGCCTCATCCATGCAGAATAGTAATAAGTGTGTCATCGATAAAAACTTTGTTAATGACTTTTTAAAGATGATAAAACAACCTTTGTTACAAAATGCTTTAAAGAAGACCCCTGCTTATCAAAAAGGTTGTTTTGATGATACTGGTAAACTCGGCGTAACTGAAGCAAATGTCGATAACATGTCGAATAATCCAATATCTGGACCAAAAACAAATCACCCAAGTCTCGTAACAAACATATTAGAATCAATACATCCCGGTGCTACTAAAGATTTAGAAGATTTTTGTAATAAAATTAGGACACACGCATATCTTTCATTGCCAAAGGGTGCTTTTGGTTCTTTAAATCGAATGGTTGCTGCTATAAATGGTGTAATTGAAGCATTTCAATCAATTATAAACGACATATATAATGGTATAATAGCTTATATACAACAAATTTATGCTTATGTAAATGGTCTTATAGCTAAAGTTCAACAAATGTTAATATCATTTATTGAAGATATTATACCGTTAGATTTACTATGCTTACTTTTAGATACATTACAATGTATTTTAGATGATATCAATTTCTTTACTTCACTATTTAATATGTCAGGATCGTTTACTAATGTCTTAAATAGCATTCAAACCTTTACGAATTTTGCTTCACAATTAGTTAGTAATCCATTCTCAACATTAAGTGCATATTTGCCAGCAAATGTAAAAAATATAATAGATCAGGTAAATCAAATTGGAACTGATCCGGGTGGTTTCTTGGCAGATCAACTTTCAAATCATGGATATGCTTGGGCAGCTACCGCATTACAAGGAAATATTGTAGGTGCTCTTGCTGATAAATTTGGTCCTCAATATGCTGCATTTAATCCAGTTGGTAACGTTTTATCTAAAGCTGGTGCGATATATAATCGTTATGGTCAAGGTGCTCAATCTTTCCCAAATCCCGCAGCATCTATGGGTCCAAACATTTACAACGGTGGTAAAGAAGATCTTTATGGACATCCAATTGATCGTAAAGATATTGGTGCAAACGTGGCTGCTGATTATGGTGCATTAACAGCAAGTCTTTCTGCGTTTGGTCAATCTAGTGGACAATTTGCAAGCGATGTTGGAACGAGTATAGGAAATTTCTTTAAAAAATTCTAACTATGAGTGAAAGTTATAATGGAATGTATATTGGGTTTGTAGCTCAAACTGGTCCTAATGGTACCGTTAAAATTTTTGTACCTTCTATTACTAATACGATTTATAAAGATTGGAATGATAAAGACGAAGATATTGAATTTAAAACATTTACATCAAAGTATTTTACTGCTGATGTAATGGATAGAATTAAAGCAACTTTGCCTTGGGCGAAACCGGCGCAACCGCTTTGGGGTGGCGGAACTGGTGCACCAGTAAATAATGATAATAATACACCAGCACCACAACCATCAGAAACAAGTCTTTCAATTAATAAAGGAAATACAATTGATAATGTGTTAGTACCACCTGTTGGTACACAAGCACCAGATCCTCGTGAAACTGTACAAAAAGATCAAATAAATAATAATGAGGGTAAACAAGATGCATCACCTAAAAGTGTATCACTTGTTGATCCTTCAAATGTAGATCCTAAAAATTTTGATCAAGTTAATCAATATGCAAAACAAGCAGCTAATTTAGATAATGATGCGGTTTCAAATGGTAAAAAATTATTTAGTGGGAATTCTGATGGTTCGTATGGTAATGGTAGTTTTAGAATAACATCTTATAATGGTAAATTTGATAACCCAAAATATAAAGATCATAATTCAACTGCTGGACTTGGTAATCATGATAATATTTTAACATCAAGGTCTATTGCAATAGCATCAGATGTAAAATCGGCAATTGAGCAACAAACGGGTCAATCTTTACAATTAGGTCAAGCTGTTTATGTTAATGGTAACTATCTTGGAAATTATGATGATACATCAGGTACGGATGGAACGATAGATTTATATGATCCCCACAATCAATTAGGTCAATCTTTTAATAAAAATTTTGATTTAAATACTGCTCAATTTAATCTTGGTGGTGTTCAACCACAATTAATTGTTGATGGCAAAGCTTGGAGAGAATCATCACAAGCTGCTGATTATGCTTCATCAATGGGTGTTTCTGATGGTAATAATGTAGTGCGAACAACGGCAATGCTTCAGCAAGCAACTGGTAGTGTAAATGGACCACGTGTTGGTGGACCAATAGGTAATTTCTCATCACCAATAGTTGGTGCAAAAGTTTGGGTTTTCTTTCATGAAGGAAATCCACAGACACCTATATATTTCGCAAACGTACACGAATACGACAATTTAAAATCACTCGCATAAATAAACATATGGCACAACCCGCATCAACATTAAACGAAAAAGATGGTTTTCAACAAACTAGTTCAATGAATCATCCTGCTGGTATGCTGGAAATGAAAAGCAATGTAAAGGTTGATGCTAACGGTTCTTTGATTCATGATGATAGATCTTATGTATTATTACAGGATAAATTTAAAAGTTTAATTCAATTTATTGGTGGAACAATAACTCTTAAAGCAACATCTGATCTTTGTATAGCTGCTGGTCAGAATTTTTGGTTGACTGTAACTAATGATGCACAATTTGTTTATGGTGGTGATAAACATGAATATATAAAAGGTGATCATTCTAAACAATTTGGTGAACAGAATGATAAACAAAGAAAGGCTGCAAAAGCTCTTCAAAAATTAACATCAGCAATAGATAAAAAGAAAGTAGATACCATAACACAGCATCCGGGCGAAGACATGATATGCCCAACATGTAAGCAAAAGTTTTTAACAGATAGAGCGCAGAATATTACAGATAGAGCTTTTAAAACATTAAAGAAATATCTACCACACTGTTCTGATTCTTTAGATGTATTTCAAAAATATATCAATATGTTAGTTGTTCCTTTTCTTTCACCAGAATCAAATATATCACTTAATGGTGGAAAAGGTTGTGGTAGTCCGGGTTGTAAAAATGGTATAGTAAAATCAAAACAAAGTTCTGTTCAGGCTGGTAACGATGCAGCAATGCAAGCTTATAATGATTCAAAAGATGAAATAGCTGCTCAACAAAAAGCTATGGGTGCGGGTGGTTCACATGTACAATCTTTTGCTGGTGACGTACATGTTAAACTTGGTGTGCATAATGATGCTCCGGTTTTTTCATTGGGTGAACATGATACTAAACCTTTTGGTTTTTTAAATGCTAATGGTGGTAAAGGTTTTAGATATGATTCTAAAGGTAATTGTAAAATGGTGATATATTCACCATGTATGATAAATCCGGGTAGTCTTTTTTATGAAGTTGGTAATAAAATGACATTAAAGGCTGGTGCGCCCGGTATTGATATTTTAACAAATGGTATGTTTGATGTTAAAGGTGGTGGTATATGTATCAATGCTACTGATGGTGAAGCTGTTTTAACATCCCAAAATAAAACAACAATTAAAGGTAAAAATGTAATAATAGATGCAAAAGATCGTTCAGGTGATAGTGGTGTTTTAATTGAATCGGATAGTACAATGGTTAAAGGTAAATTAAATGTTGCCGGTGATTTGGCTTTAAAAGGTTCATTAATGATGGATGGTGGTATATATGTAACTCATATAACATGTCCCGGTGAAAGAATACCAACTGCATCATCTGGTTCTTCTCACCAAGTTCATTCTACTGCTAATTGGAATAATCCAATATTACCTAATGGTACAAAATATAATGCATTTGATAGGGCGTATAAAGCTATCTTGAGAGATCCAGCTTGGTTCTTAACAATGGCTATTTTACATCCAAGTAAAATTCAAACTTTGGTTGAAGAAGCATATTCAGATGCATGTTTAGATATGGTTGTTGATAATGCTTTCTTGCCAACTGGATATGCTATGGTGTTGGATTATTTTACACAAACACCTCTAGCGGTTGAAACAGATTTTGGTCCGGGTATTGTTATTCCTGCTAGAATCCCAATATATAACTATACTCACAATCATGGATCACCCGGAGATGATCATACACATGATTACACTGCTCACGTTGGTCACAATCATGGTAATGCTACAGCTTCACGTGCAGCAAGACCTGACCCAAGTCATGTTCCAACACCTGCAAAACCAACTGGAATGGGTGCAAAACCCGGTCATAAAACAATGGGCGATCTTGGTTCTTGCGGTGGTGGTGGTGCCTTTGGTAGAGTCAATAAGGCGACATCTGCTAGAAATGCAAACTATGGTATTAATGGTAACCCATATAATGGAAATTATGTGGATGCTGTTGCGCAATTTAATCCAGACGGCTCATTAAAAGTAACACCAAAATTCAGTCTCGGATGTTAACAAATTATATTAAAAGTAGAAACCATTGGCATGTTCATTGATGCCTTGGTAATTGCAATAGAACTCAAGAAAGGTGCTGATGTTGCACTATTGCTGAATACATTAGTATAGTCATCTGCTGGTGTGGATGAGAATGATGATAATATATTATTATAAAAATCATCTTGTGTATACTTGTTAAAGTAAACTTGTTTATAATCAGGTATTGGTGATGTTTCAGCCCTAAGCTCCGCATTATTTGATATAGGTGTAGCTCCAGCATAATATGTTACTTGGTTGACCCCAAGCTTACATGCAAGTTCTTTTGATACATCGCTATAATATTTTAAATAAACTTTCATAGTAACTTTGCCTGTATTATCTCTATGTGAAAGTATAACCATACAAGTTTTTGGGATTTGATATTCTACAATTTCTGCTGACCAATTTGGTTTATTTAAAAAATATGTGAAACAAAAGTCTACAAAATATCCAATATGTTCGATCTTTGCACCATTAACATAAGATTTAACAAAATCTATGACTTCAGTTGGATGAATCGGTGTCATTAGTTGTTCCAAAGTTGCAGAAATTGGTGGTACATTTATTGCACCATATTGATATGGTTTTTGTCCCGTAAGGTCTAAAGAAAGAAGAATAGGAACAGTTTCTGACTCTTTAATAGTTACACCATCAGCATCACAAATATAATTATCGATAATCTGAGTACCACCTGATTGCATGACTTCTGTTTGAGTTATCATGCGTGGTAAAAAGTTTACAAAAGTTGCTGAAATAGTTTCACCTAATGATACTCTAGGGTCTCCAACGCTTGTGAGACCACTATAATCGGTATAAGGTGTAATATCAAATTCTGTAGGTGGAACAAGAACGGGACTTACAGAATCATCCATTGATGCGTTTTGTAAAAGATCACAAAGGAATGGAAGTATATTATAGTTTCGATTAAAATATTGTGCAGTTCCAGCAGGAAATAAACTAGAATTTAATTTATTAGGTTTACAATAAATATCTTGATCTATATTCGTACTCATATTATTCGTCTAAAAAGTTTTCGTGTTGTTGTTTAAAAAATATAGTTTTTAAAAACTCCATTATAGCATCTCTATCTCTAGCATTTTTAAAATTTTGAATTATTATTCTTTCACCTTCAGTATTATATCCAAACATGAGAAAACAATCCATATATTCGCTAACCATTCCTTTTAAAAGAGCTATGTCTCTTTTAATTATTTGATTATTTTGTGCATTTTCTTTAAGCCAACGATCTATGCTTTTTTGTAATTCTAAATTATTAACCGCTGAAAAAACTTTTTCATTTAAAGTTTTTATTTCTTCTTTTGTCATTGCACCCGATGGTGCATTTTGCAACTTTTGAGAAGATAAAGAAGGATTATTCGTTCTGTTCCTTTTCCTGTTGTTTACCATAAGAAGATGATTTGTTATTGATTCCAAATTTTACCAGATATTCGATCAACGTTTCAATTGAACTAGTTTTAAGTTTGAAACGATCAGGAATATACTGACCTCCATCGTGGATTTCAAAATACTCTTCACCTAAATAATTATGGTTATTATAACAGGTTATCATAACCGATGTATGTCTTGGATCGACAACAACTGTCCAAGATCTTGCATCTTTTTCAGAATAGTCTGTGAAAACTTTATCTGTTACATATCCGCAATCTCTCAGACGCTTGATGAAGTAACCCACTGTGGTTAATTTGTTTTTTGACATATAATAATTTACCAAGTATTAACTATTTAACAAGTGTTGAGATTATATATTTTAACTCTGTATTTTCATCTTCTTTGGTTTGAAAAATAAATAAACTATTCTCGTTATTAACTTTAACTTTAATATCGACTCTATTGCTGACGAGGTTCTTAAATACCTCTAGTTTCATTGGAATGGGTCTTGATATCTCTTCGCCCTCATATTCTGCGGCTACAACTAGACTGACTGAATTAATGTTTTGCTCTGATGCATTATCAATGTCGGCAAAAACTTTACCATCTTTTGTGTAGAAGTAGATTTTATTAATATTATCGACAAAAGAATACGCAGACATGATTTGCTTGATCTTCGCTAGAGTAAGATCAAAAGATGTATCAGCATTTAAACCTTTAATCTTATCAATAGTAACAGTACCCGTCTTAATACTTCTATCATCAACTAGATGATATTTAAAATGTGTATTTTCTGCTGTTGCTTCATTGATTGATTTACAGATAATATGATTATCATTATAAATCAATTTAAAGTCACCATCATCACCCAAGCAATCTAAACCTGTCATTAGCTTTTTAATACTAATGATATTAAGCTTTGTTTCAGGCAAAGCTACAGGAACATTTGTCTTTGCATATAGAATCAAAGAATTATCAAATGACCAACAGGTTGTGTATAAATCATTATCACGCACTACAAGTGCGCATGAATCAGTAATTCTACCGATTGGTCTCAGTAATGCTTCTAATGAACTTTTGGGGATTGGTATTAATATTTCACTCACGACTAGGATAATTTGCTATTCTTAAAGAAGTTTAGCAGACCAGCTAGGGACTTGTCAATCCCTTTGAGTGAATTTCTTATACTATCAATATCACTACGTGTTAAAATACCAGAATCAATATTGTTTTGAACTGGTTTAGCAGATGACGCAAAATTAACTGCACCAACTTGTTGTGGCATAACAGGTGCAACGGCTGTTGGTAACGTTGCCGGTGGCATAGGAATCATTTCAGGTGAAGTAATTGCCGTAGGAAGTGATAGTAGAATATCCGGAACTTGACTTCTGACAAAATCTTCTGGTGGTGGAGGTGCCCATCCAGCCGGTACTCTGGGAACCTTGGCACGAGAAGAAGCATTGGGGTTTTTAACCCTATCCACAAATTCATTAATATTAATTTTATTTGCGAATGGATTGTGGTTATCTCTAGATGTTGTCATTTTATCCAACATTTTAAGTTGACCACCAACCATTGCTGCTAGTTTAGCAGCTTCCAATGCTTCTTCTTTATTTGCCATTTTCTTACAGATCCTCCAAGATTTGTTTCATTCTCTTTTCCTGATCGGTCTCGCCACCCGACTCAGAAACAATATCCTTAGTGATCTCATCAATTGATCCTGAATCAACTGAGAAATCCTCCTCATCAGTGGACTCAACGTGTGCAGTCTTATCCTTTCCAAGGAAGTGAACATCGAGGAGATTTATGATCTCAGCATATGTCTTCCTCTTGAAGATCGTGTCTGTTGGCTTGAACGATGTGTAAACCGCATCGATGGCAGCATCGTTATCGAGACCATCAATCTGAGATGGGGAAAGGAACCTAGAACTCACATAGGTTGGGTATCCACCATCATTAGTCTCAACCTTTATTCTAAGATTGCAACCATTCTTTGAAAGATCAAAGATCCTATGACCGAACTCAGCGGCATCGTCGCCAGTTCTCGCAGCTTCAATGATCTTCTCAAGTTGAGAACCTGCATTGAGGAACTTAACATGTCCTTCGTTTGAAGGGTTGGATGGATCGGATACAACATAAACGTTGTAGAGCCATCTCTCATTCTTCTTTAGAGGCTTAACCTGATCCTTAAGCTCATCATTCTTAGAAGCCCAAGCCTTACTGCGATACTCGCAGATTGGGCACTTCTGACCGTATGTGTTTGGACAAAGCGTTGAAACGGTTTTACCGTGAAACGTGCTCTTCCAGATGTGCTGTGCATATTCAAACCATGTGTTTTCGATATTCTCAACATTAGGAATAAGGCGAACGACATAGGTCTTATTAATCTCAAACTTCAAAAAGTCTTTGAAGTTGGAGTCGTAGTTTGTTTTGTTGTTTAAGGCTTCCTTGAGAGTGTCAAAGAGGCTTGGGTTGTATTTTGTGCTCATAATTTCGTTATTAATATTATCATTTATGTTTCTTTAGTCAACTCTTTTTCTACGAAAAATTTCACTTTCTCGTGGAGTTGGCTTAAAAAGGATTTGGTTTTAATAGAATTTTGGTATTTCTTGTAAAAAGAAAGAAGATTGTCGTTGAGGGTAGATGAAAAAAGGTAAAGCTCATCTCTCGGTATGCTATCTAAAATAAAAAAAGCATCACCAAGAACAAATAAACAATATGGATTTATTCTATGTTCTCTATAATGATTGAGCCATGAAAACATATATCCATTACGGTGATAAAGATATTCATTGAGTTGAATGTTATTCCTGATACAAAACAATCCGATGAACTTCATGCTATCTTTCATTTCATCAAGTTGCTTCTCTGGATCTCTACTTTCTTTTTGTTTTTGATATAGCGAATAATCTTTTAATGCTCCACGGGAACAAAAAAATTTCAATGGTGGATATTGATCGTCTGGATGTAGTTCATTATACGCTGCAAAGAAATCTTCGCATTTAATATGAGGATAATTTGTAAGAAATCTTAAAATTTTACTTAGAAGTGCTGCTGTGTTTGGATTAAGATCTGAAAAATCTTTTCTTAGGGTATAAGGTTGACCCCTTCTTGAGTTCTTTAAATAACAATTGTAAATTGTTTTTTGTAAGTCGTTAATCATTATTGCTTCTTATTCATTTTTGAGCGGAAAATCTTCTTATATACGTTTGGCGTAGATCCTAAATACGCTTTTATTATATTTTGAAGATTATGCTCACTCAATAATGCGAAGTATATCTTCTGAGTCTTCTTGTCGTCAATTAAAAACTTTAAAAAGTTCAGGTAGTTCATTTTTTTACCCTTACAGATACACACAAATGCACCAAATTTCATGGTTATTTGTTCAAATTCTTCAATATTAAGTGCGTTTGCTGGGTTTGATACGTCTTCTAATTGCTGGGATGATGTGATAATCATAATTGTTTAAGTTTTTTTGTTAATTCCATAAACAATGGTGTGATTTCTCCTCCCGCAGTGAAGTTATGACCGTTACCGTTACAATATTTTTCTGCAAACTGAGACAAGTTTATGGGATTTTCCCTTTTTTTCTGTCTCATACTGACCCTGTTTGTTTTTGGGTTGATATAAAAAAGAATATCGGGATTATATTTAGTCAATAATATGTCAATTACAATACTGTTAAAACTGTCTGTCATTGCAGCAATAACTTTTTGAGGGAATCCTTCAATTATTACTTCTCCTTGATAGCAAGCCGTCTCTTCAAACAATTTTTTTGCATCATATTTTGCTTTTGCAATTACTTTCTTTTGATCTTCACTAAAAGGCCGAAAACCATTCTTATAATAGTTTACAAAATAACAAAATTCATTTTTAAAATACGTCCAAAATAAAATATTAAAGTCATATGATTCTTTAAATTTAATATCATTTGAATCATAATCATCGGCAAGAAGAATTAACTTTTTTTGTGCTTCTGTGAACTCCGGAGCTTTATCTTTAAAGAGCTTTCTGACCAAAATTGTATTTGATGTAGTCTCTTTATGAATTATTTTGGCTTGTTTGAATTTTCCAATGTGTTCTTCTGATCTTTTGTGATGATCGATAAATGTTATATAATCATAATCCAGTTCGGGTAAAAAATCTTCACGCAATGCGAGATCCATAATCAAAATTTGTGGAGGATTACATGTTTTTTTTACATATTCCTTCATCACACCAATGTCATAATTGGTTATTTCTCTAGATGAGACAGTAGGGGCAGGCTTTGACAATAAGAATGTCAGCAAACTTGCTGCCCCATCAAGATCTTTGTGGGTAAAAATTTGATAATTTTTCATTTTATTTCGATAATCTTGACAACATATCTAATGTATCTGACATATTGGTGTCAAGATCTGAATTTTCAATGTCAGCAGTCATTTTAGGTGCTTTTTTCATCTCAACATCGTCAGATCCATCGTTTTCTGGTTCTGTTAATGATAAAGTTGGATAATCAATATTGAGTTGTGTGTAAACTTCTCTTGGTCCGAAGCGATTTTTCTCAATACCAAGATGGATTATACCTAAATCAGCATCACCTTCTTCTGTCCAGATAGAGAATTGTGCATCAACTGTATGCGAAAGACCCATAGATTCTCCAGTTTTACCGGCATCAGGAGCAGCTTTATTATATGCTGCTCTATTTGCTTGTGTTGCTGTGATGATTGGACACTCAAAATCATAAGAAAGTGCTCTCATACCCTCACAAATCTGCTTTACGGACTCGTATGAACCCAATCCATTAGATGGTGGTGCGATCAAATTGATATAATCAATAATGATTGCGTCTGGTTTGATACCTTTTCTTATAAGTTTATTAACATAACTCTTAATTTGAAGAATAGTTACAGCCTTTGGTGGGAATTCTTTGATGATTAACTTAGAATTTGAGTTCTTCATCTTATAAGAATCCAAAAATTTCTTCAAGGGATCGACTCTAATCTTAAGATCATTAGCAGGTATGCTCGAAAGTTGTGCTGAAATACGTTTTGCATACACCTGTTCAGGCATTTCTAGTGAAATTAACAGCACAACCTTATCTTGATTGAGGATATTTGTTGCAATATTGCCCAAAAATATAGATTTACCGACATTTGTCACACCAAAGAAGCAATATAATGCTCTTCCTTCTGCCATAAAGCCACCGCCAAGGTGTTTATCGAGCCATTTCCAACCTGTAGAGACTGTTCTGAAGACACGTTGTAGTTCTTCGCAGTGTTCATCTACGCTTTCTAGGTAATCCATACCAATATTATCGGTTAATGATATACCACAAGCTGTTTCAAATGACTTTAATATCTTTGTGCTATCAATATTGCCAGAATTAACATCAATTGACGTTTCAATGACTGTTGAAAGAACGGATTTCTCTCTCAAAAACCTTTCAGTATTCTTTAATAGTAACGTTTTATCAAATTCTTTATCTAAAGTCTTAAATGAAACGGCAACTTCACGTAAAGCATCCTTTTGTTCTTCGGTTACAAGGTGTGCTTTAAGTTCTGGTATATTTGGTGCCTTTTTATTCTCAATATAAAAACTTTTCAGTACCTTAAAAACAGTCTGTATGCTTTTATTGTTAAAATATAATGGGTTTACGTAATCTAAAATAGTTTCCAAGTAAACTTGATCACCTAATGCATTATACATTATGACCTTTTCATAAAAATCTAAATCTAACGGGAGAGGCTTATCCATAGTATTAAAATATTATAGTTTGCGCTGTGCTAAAACGCAAACTATAAATGTTACTTTTTACCCCAGCTAGTTCCATCAAACAATCCGGAAAATCCTGTTGATTGTTTTTGAGCAGGAACACCAGTACGTGGGTAATTACGTCTTTGAGTAGCATTAGAAAGCTCATCTTTATGCTCCTTTGGTGATTCTTCAACTGGTTTACTATTATTTTCAACCAAATTATACTTTTCTTTAAAATATGTAAGAAGTTCTTCTTCGGTTCCACTAATAATTTCTTTTTTCTCAATCATTATCAATCACCTCCTCTTCAAAATCTACATTTTCGTTTTTAAATGATAGTGCAGATTGAAGTTTTGTCTCAAGTGATGGGAGAATCTTTGC